AGTACAGGTTGGAAAGATATTGATAATAAATTATATGGTGGATTTAACAGAGGCGAATTAAACATATTTGCTGCTCCATCAGGTGGTGGTAAGAGTTTGTTTTTACAAAACTTAGCACTCAACTGGTCAATTGCAGGATTAAACGTAATATACATTACATTAGAGCTTAGTGAAGAACTATCAAGTATGCGATTAGATAGTATGATTACTGGAATGGATACAAGAGCAGTATTTAAAAATTCAGCAGAAGTAGATCTAAAAGTACGTATGCAGGGTAAGAAAGCAGGCAAGCTACAAATTGTACAGCTTCCAAACGGTATCACAATTAATGCAATTACAAGTTATATTAGAGAATTTGAGATTAAGACTGATGTTAAAGTAGATGCAGTATGTATTGATTACTTGGATCTAATGATGCCAGCACAAAGTAAAGTAAATCCAAGTGATTTGTTTATTAAGGATAAATTTGTATCAGAAGAATTACGTAACTTTGCAGTAGAATATGATTATTTGTTTGCTACAGCATCTCAGTTAAACAGAGCGGCAGTAGAAGAAGTAGAATTTGATCACTCTCATATTGCAGGTGGTTTAAGTAAGATTCAAACAGCAGACAACGTTATTGGTATATTTACAAGTCAAGCAATGCGTGAACGTGGGCGATATCAAGTACAGTTTATGAAAACACGTAGTAGTAGTGGAGTTGGACAAAAAGTAGACTTAAAGTTTGATATTGCAGGATTGCGTATTGAAGATTTAGATGAAGATGAACAAGGAACTACAATGAATCAACCTAGTGCTATGTTTGAGAAAATTAAAGCACAAAACAAGGTATCACACCAAGAAAAAAACATTGCTGAAAATAGTGTTGTACAAGACACTATACAAGGGCACGACAAATTGCGTAGTATGCTCAAAAGAAGTAATAGTTAGATAAATACTACAATAAGTAAATTATTACTGGAGAAGAAACATGAAAAAACGCACTCGTAGCTTATTAGAAGAAATAAATTCTTTAGCTCCCAAAAAGTCAAAAGATGCAATACTAGAAAGCAGAGGCTCGAATGCGATAAGTAGTGTTATAAATGTATTAGATTTAATTGAAAATCATTATGATGCAGAAGTAGCTCAAGACTTAACAAAGCGTTTGATGCTAAGTATAAAGAACAGAGACCCAGAGCGATTTAATCGTGGGGTTCGCAAAATAAGAGGGCCAAAATGAAGGTAACTGATATAGTCGGAACAAAGAAACGTTTATCGAGAGACAGCCGCAAACGCAGGTTGGTTCAGAAGGATCTGTACACTCCAGATTTAAAAAAACTATCTGAAGATGCAGGCGGTGCAAGAATTCAGCACGTAGAAGACCTTATTCTTTGGAACGGTAGTCAGGGTGCTAAAAAAGCAATTGCTACATTACATCAAGTAGAACAACAACCAAATTCGGTTACTATTAAATGGGACGGCTCACCGGCTGTTATGTTTGGAAGAAATGAGAAAGGTGAATTTATACTTACTGACAAAAGTGGATTTAGTGCAAAAGGATATGATGGTAAACCAACATCATCAAAAGGGTTGCAACAAATGCTAATGAATCGTCCTGGTGCAAGTAATCCAGATGCTGTTAAAGCGTCAAGTTATAAAAAGTTTGCAGGCAACATGGCAAATATATGGTCAAAAGTAGAAAGTTGCGTACCGGCAGATTTTAGAGGTTATGTACTTGGAGATTTACTTTGGTTCACTAAGCCAGACGTAAAAGATAACAAATATTCATTCACACCTAACACAACAACTTATGCAGTAAAAGTAGATAGTGAAGTAGGTAAGAAAATATCTGATAGCGAAGTTGGTGTAGTAATACACATGGCAGTTGGATTAGATGGCGAAAAAAGCAATGTTGATATGACACAATTACAAGGCGGATCAACATATATTATGCCACCTGTAATGGTAACAAAATCACCAGGTGTAGACATTCCAGCAATAGACGAATTAGAAAGATTTTTAGATAAAAATGCACAAGCAATAGATAAATTGTTTGCAGTGCCGCCAGAATTAAAGATGGCAGACTTTGGTAAAATACTTTACGCTTATATTAATAATAGTGTTAAAGCAAGTAACTTAGACGATCTTGGAAATACTTTCCAAGCCTTTGTTGAAGGTAGTAAGTTATCAGAACCTAAGAAGAAACGCATCATGGAATACATAAATACTAATATGGATGGATTTAATGCAACATTTAATTTCATTAAAGGAATTATGAAAGTTAAGAATATGGTTATTACAGCATTAGATTCTCAAGATGCAGACGTTGAAGCATACACCGCAGGACAACGTGGCGGCGAAGGATATGTAGTAGACAAGGATGTTAAACTAGTTAACAGAGCAGGATTTACAGCCGCTAATATGGCTAAAGCGAGATAACATAATGTCAGATAAATCAGACGAAATAGGTAAATTTGAAATATCAGTTAGAGTACTTGGAAATGAATTAATTGGTCTGAAAATGACAGTAGACGATTTTAAGATAAAATGGCTAGTATACGGAGTTATAACTATTGTAGCACTAGCTTGGGCAGGCGGAACGTTTGGACCCATGCTAATGGATACATTTAGCGACTAGAGGAATTTAAAATGAGTGAAGAAAACAAATATACATTAAAACAATGGTCCGAAATTGAAGGTGGGCATACTATGTCTGATCAATACGGAGTAATGAATGAAGCTAAGGAATTAAAATTCATTCAATCACTCGGCGAAGCTAGAATGTTTAAAACAAGGACACAGATCCAGAGACAAGGTGCTAGACAAATAACAGATCACTTATTTGTAAGTATGTTAAGTTTATATGCTATGTCAAATGATTATAAGGCCGCACCAGAAGCATTAAAATACACTAAACGTACAAATGCATATGGTAACTTTAATAGACCTAGTCCTAGTGGAACAGACTTATATCAAACAATATTTTCTTTACTAAAACCAGACGGTTTAAATGACGATCCAAAAGATAAGCTATTACTGAATAAAGTAAAAGTAGATCAACGTAGAATAAGAACATTCATGAAACAAATGGAATATGGTAAAACTAACCCAGGTTCTGTACAAGCATTCTTTTATAAACTAGAAAAAGATTTAGCTATTCAAGACCCAAAATTAAAAGCGGCTAGACGTTTAGTAGGCAGTTGGACTAACTTAACTACTAATCAGCAACAGTTAGCAGCAACTCAATTAAACAGACATTTTAGACTTAATGCAAGACGTAGTGATTTATTTCCTATGTTTAGCAATTATGCAAATGATAAAGACTTATTGCTTGGTAGAGACGATAAGAAATCAATTGGAAAACGTATAGCACGTGGAGCGGCAGCATTTGCAGCAGGTTACACTGCTGGTAAAATGACTGGTATGTAATCCATGGGTACAAGCAGACCGTCAGAGGTTTTAACTGGATCCACAGATTTTTATAGTATATACACTTTAATTGATATCACAGATTCCGGCATATTAAGTCCTAAAACAGATGCAAAGGGCTTTTTTCAATCACAAAATTTAAACACATTTATTCAATGTATAAGTTTGAGAGCACAACCTGTGCTAAGTAGTATTAATAAGGTTGATGCAGTAGACTTATCAGATTATGATTTTGGTTCAAATATGACTGGAATACATGATGTATGGATATTTAAGTTTGCTAGTGAAACAGCAGATGCATGGAATAAAGATGTGGATCCTGTATACTTTTTAAGAGATGATTTTAATAAGACACCAGTACACACAACATTAGATGAGACAGCGAACATTAATCCAGAGCAAATTGACACAGGATCGAACAATAAAAATACGTACTTTACGTTTAGTGAAAACGTATAAATAGTAATGTAAGCGACAGTAGTTGCTTTTTTAAATCAGCTCTTTTAAAGACGCTGCTAAAGATTGCGAGAGCAAAATATGGCAATGCAACAGTCAAGACTTGAGCGTGAAAATCTAGAGGCACATGTAGACTTATGTGCGGAGAGATATCGCGTGTTAGAAGAAAAATTAAACAGACTTGAGTCTAAAGTAGACTCACTCACCAATGCTATGAGTAAAGTAGCAGAGAAACAAACAGCCGCCACTATGTCTAGTAATAAACTAGTTATTGGTGCCGCTGCCACAGTAATTGCCGGTTTGCTTTCAACTGTAGTACTATTACTATTAAACCTAAATACGGTTACACCGTTAGTAGGGGGTTAATATGTTACTTAACGAATCATATAATACAGTTATTAGCGAAGCTAAAGTTGTATTTGCTAAACGTGGAAATAGTGTAGCAAGAAAGTTTCGTTGTACAGTAGGACCACGTAAAGGCAGAGTAGTAGCAAATCCAGGGCAATGTGCAGCTCCAATAAATCTTAAGAAAAGGTTTATATTAAAAAGAACAAAAAACGCTAAAGGCGCTAGAATGAATAAGAAGGCACAGCGGACTAAAAGATTGAGTCCAGCCAGTCGCATTGTAGCACGGTTAAATAAAGCTAGAGGATAACAATATGAATATTATAAACAATAGTACAATAGACACTGTAATAGATTTCGCCAATGTAAAGTTTGGCATGGATTTAACTTCAGACGATATTGTTAGCCAACTTAAAGCATTATCATTTTCAGAGACTTTAAAGTTATTAAGTTCAATGAAAAATGATGAACCAGAAGCGTTTTCAGAAATTATAGATTTAAGTGCAATGAATGAAGCAGGGTATGGTACACAAAATACAGCTACTCCAAGTAGAGCAACAATCAGAGCAGGAAATTCAAACGTAGAAAATAGACGTGCTAATAATATAGCACAAGATCAAAACAGAGATGCAGGTAAAGGTACTGGTTATAGTGGAGTAGCAGGCGCTCGCAACAAAACTGGAACTGGCCAAGGTGCAAATAGACAACCAGCGAA